TTTCAAGAATACCACTATCTGCTATAACTCTATCAGAGAAATCCATTGCAAAACTAACTGCCTTAAATATATTTTGAGTATTTATTTCGTCTTGTGTTTTATCAACCTTTAAATCTAAAGCTGATTGTGTAGCTATTGAGATAGGTTTGTTTAAATCACTTGTATTATCTACGTTTGGTAATTCTAAAGTAACGTGGTTAATATCAGAAACCTTTGCGTTGTTTATGGTTATATCACTCGTTTGTTGTGTAGTTATTCCTACTTTAGAGTTATTTGAAACAATATCAGTCGCTTGTTGAGTAGTAATTCCTACCTTTGCATTATTACTTGTTATATCACTCGCTTGAATAGTTGTGATACCTACTTTTGAAGTATTAGCAACTACACTTGAGTTTGCAGAAACTAATGCTTCTGTATATCCAACTTTAGCATTGTTAGCTATTATTTCGTTGGCTTGTTGTGTTGTAATACCTACTTTATTATTATTAGTAACAATATCATTCGATTGTTGAGTAGTGATTCCAACTTTATTATTATTAGTATTGATATCATTAGATTGTTGAGTTGTTATTCCAACCTTTGCAATATTTGCTACAACGTCAGAGTTTGCAGAAACAAGTGCATCAGTATAACCAACCTTTGAATTATTTGTAACTATATCATTAGCTTGTTGTGTTGTTATTCCTACTTTACTATTATTGGCAACTATATCACTTGTTTGTTGTGCAGTAATACCTACTTTAGAATTGTTTGCTATTATTTCACTTGCTTGAGTAGTTGTTATTCCAACTTTTGCAGTGTTAGCAATTACATCTGTATTCGCTGAAACCAAAGCATCAGTATAACCAACCTTTTGAGTATTGGCAATAATTTGATTAGCTTGGTCAACGGTTATTCCGCTAGTTGTAACTTGAACAGTTATTTCTTGTGGGTAATCTTCGACTATGACAGTAATATTATCCATTTGTTATATCTTGTATTACTTTTATTGTACCTTGTATGTATGTTCTAACAACTCCATTTGGAAACGTCATTTGAACATCAAAGTAGTAAACATCTGGAGACCAATCAATAAGAAAACTATCTATTGAAAAAACACCATTAACTGCATCTGATATCGTTACACCGTTACCATTAGTTATTTCTTTTTGAATACCACCTATCTTCGAATCATATCTAAATTGAATTTTAATAGCAACACCAGTTAAATCAATAGGAGAATTATCTTCTGTATTTAAAAGAGTAAATTGCACTCCATCATACGTATCGCCTTTGTATTGGTTATCTATTTGAACAATTGCTGCTACACTCATTTTTGTATTATTTTTTTTTATTGCTTTTTTCTTTTTTAGTTAGATACTTTTCTAACTTAACAACGTTTACTGCTTTCGGTTTATATCCTTTCATTATATTACCCAATTTGAACCACCTACATTTTTATCTGGATATACATCAGAATTTACATTTTGATTGTATTCTGGAAACTTTGAACTATCAAAACAAATATAATCTACAAATCTTCTTGTATAATGTTCTGCAAAATCTCTTTCTTTTTGTACTAAATAATCAACTTCATCTTTAGAAGCAGTTTCAGAGTTTTCTGAAGAATGCTTAAATATACCTCCAGACTTTAATTGATATGCTGCAAATGGAAGAAAATCAACCATAGCATAGTGAATTAACATAGGTTGTATATAATCGTTAACCAACGTTAAATAATCTCCAGTTAAAGTATCAGCTATAATGTCAGCAGATATTTTATCATATAATTTACTACCTAAATAGTTTTGTATGTGTATCTCTTGTGAAATCTTCACGTATTGTATAAACAAATCAGTATCAACATTCCCATCTATGATAGTGTTCTTTACTAAATCCGTTCTACTTATAAATAATGCAGTTGCCATATTATCTTTTTTTGTTTACAAATCCGTTATTAGGCATATCTGTTGGTCTTTTTGCAACCTCTTTAGCATTTACTTCTGGTTTAAATCCCTCTTTTTTAGCCTTATTTACGCTTATTTCTGAATTTGGATTTTTAGCATCAGCAGTACCACCTTTTCTTTTTGACTTATAAGTCTTTCTCATCCAAAAATGATGACAATCTCCACCGCCTTTATATAAAAAGATATCGTAATTATCAGTTCCATTTAATCCCCATCCAGCATTTACGCTACTTTTACTCATCATTTCTATATCTTCTTTGCGATATATTTTTTTAGATGCTACCATTTTCTTGCAAAACTCCCTACTATCAGAACTTGCAGTTAAAGGTGCATATTGGTATCTTACTTTGAATTTAAAACCGTTTGCTTCTCCATCTTGTTTGCTATTTGCATTTGGTCTTGCAGTTCCAGTAGTTGCAAAATTGTATATTTTAGAAAGGATAGATAATTTAGGGTTGTTTAACGCTTCAACTTTTTTATCTAATTCTTCTTCTGAATCATAATCTACTTTTCTTTCGTCTATTAATTCCCACTCTTCTAAATCTTCATCTTCTCCAAACTCTTCTAAATCAGAATTCATTTTTGCCATCTTAACACCTGTTTCTTCTTCTCTAGTTTCTTCTGACTTTACATTGTCTAAATCAATAAATTGTAATGGTTGTAAGGTCTTAAAGTATAGGTTTAAGCTAATTCCATTAAACGCTAGTATCTTATCAAGTGCATCTGTTAAAAGTTCTTGGAATGGATTGATAACAATGTTTTGCATCAATATAGAAGCGTTCTTTAACTCCTCTGCATTATTACCAAAACCAGAATTATCTTTAATACCTAATAGCATTGGAGACACAATCCTATGAGACATCATTATCTTGCTTTGTGCTTCACCAGAAATAAATTCGTAAGTGGAATGTGCATCAGAAATTTGAACTGGTGTAATGTCTGCTTGTGATTCTTTAGAGTCATTAAAAGCAATTATTAGTTTTCCAGCTGAATTTGTTCCTTGAAATTTAGAAACTATTTTGTTTTCAATTAATGTTTGTGCCTCTTCGTCTGGAACTCCATTATTGAAATTAATTAAGGATGCTGGAGCAAAAGAATTTTTTACGTTATTAACGTGAAAGTTCGCAATTTCCTCTTCAATTTCACTAAAGCTAATCCCAGAAATATAGTCTGGTGTGCTATAATAATACATCCCAGCCTCATAAGGTTTAACATATAAAATCTCAATAGGTTTAGGTGTATCAGATACTCCAAACGCTGGAATCCTTAAAGGTTGTTCACTTGGTTTTATATTAACCCAATCTGGATGATAATAATATGCTTGAACTTGTTTGTCGTCTGCACTACATTTTTCTGCTCTTAGTGTTTCAATTGGCAAGTGTTCAACCTTTTCAATTGTCTTTTTATTTTTTGAATAGATAACTTGTATAGCACATTGTCCAGTTAGTTTTAAATCGTATGCTAATTGCCTTAAATCGTCTTTTTTAAATAAAGATATCATTCTTGCATATTGCTCTGGCTTTTTAGAACTGTTTGTTGCATCTATACCTTTTCCGTATATCATTTGAGAGATACCAGTAATACAAGCACCAGATGTAGCACTTCCATTTGCTCGGTCTATCAAAAATTTGAAATAATCATTGTTAGCACCAAATTCAACCCACTCTTTACTTTTAGATTCTACAATTTTAGGAGAACTATAAGTTGATAGATTTACAAAGCTAATCTTTGAATCTTTCTTTTTAGCTACCGTTGGCTTTCTGTATTTATTTATGTGTTTACTCATAATATTATAAAATCGTTATTACCACTCTTTGATTTATATACATCTTTATTTACTGTATAATGTTCGTTGTTAGACTGGTTTGTTGATTGTGCAGTACAAAATATTTTATCTCTATAAATAATGTTTGAATCCACTATTTCTCCTTGTGCATCATATACTTTTAAATCGTAAAAATGCCCCTCTTTTAAATCAAAAACAGTTGTTATTTGAATGTAATTTTTAAAACGAATACCAACTAGAGAAAAAGTAACTGTATTATTAGTACTGTCATCTCTTAACTTTACAATAACATCTCTTGAATATACTCTTGGTATAATATTAATAGTTTGCAATTCAGATGTAGGTGTTAAATGCTTCATATATATATAATGAATTTATAAGGCATTTTTATTTATTTAAACCAAAAAAAAAGGCAATCGATTATGATTGCCTTTTTTAAAATAAGAAATTAGATTATGCGTTAGGATCTATTTGAGCCGCTGCATCTAAATTATCTAAAACTCCACCAGTTGTGAAGTTTGGTGCATTTCTTTCGTTAGCAACCATAGTTAAATTAAATGAACTAGCATCTCCCATTGCAGCACCAGTTAAAATTGTTCCTCCAGTTGTATCTGCTCCATGCTCTAAACCTACTAAAAACACGTTTCCATTATAGTCCTCAATCGCTATATGTGGTCTTGATACTGCTAGTATAGCTATTTCAGCTTGTGTAGCACTATCTAATATAGGTAAAACTAAATTTAATGTTTGTGTATAGAACGTAGTTCCAGCTTCGTTAGAACTCGTTATACTTGTTTCCAATGATGAAGCACCTTTGATATCATATTTATACCAAATATTACTTCCAGATATTCCTGTAATGTCTGCACCACTTACTCCGCCAGTTACAGTACCCAATGTACCATAATCTGCAAAATAAATAGCTTTTAATCCTCCTACGGAAGTTTTGCAACCTAATGCTCTTCCAGCCGTTAATATACAAGCCATATTATTATATTTTTTTTAAGTTATTAAAAAAAGGGTAAGCAGATGAACTACCTACCCTTTATTGTTATTATTTATTTGTTATTAAGAATAGAAAACAACGTCTTCTAAAATTGCTATTTGAACTGCTGCCGTATAACGTGCGATAAATCTCACATTTTTACTTCCATCCAAATCTGCCATATCTAAAACTTTGATTTCATTTTGGTCAGATAATAAACCAGTTCCAAAATATAAGTTAGATTTTAAAGTAGATACCATTGTATCATTTGCCAATCCATTTGCAGCTACAACTTTAACACCATCAAAAAACTCAACGTTTAAATCTTGGTTGTTACCTTGTACACTTCCACCAACAGTAGCTAATGCTCTTTTATATGCTCTTAATACGTTTTGAGAAACATAAATATATAAATCTTCGTTTCCGTATAAAGAAGGTGGTAAAGCATCAACAACTTTTCCTAATTCAGCAACAACATTTGCAGCAGTAATTGCAACTCCAGTAATGTCTTGACCAGCTGGTAAAGTAGCAGCAGTTAACAATGTAGCGAAACCATCAAATGTTCCTGCTCCAGCAGTTCCACTCCAAATATCAGTCTCTGTTTGTGCAGAAATTTCAGCAGCCATTAAACCGATAAAGTAATCAGCAAAGGTTTTAGGCATTACATCGTGTGCAGAATATCCCATCTCAATCGCATCCCAATCCGATTGGAAAGGTGTCTTACAAAGTTCTAAATTTACTTGTAATTCTTTAGGCTCAATTATTCTTTCAGTTAAGACAACTGCTCCAGCATCTGTAAAATCGCAACTTGCGTTTGCAATAGCACCTGATAAACTAACTCTTTTTAAAACTTCTTTAAATTTTACATTTGGCTTAACCTCGATTAATCCATTTGCGATTGTGTTTCCAGATAAAAGTGCAGCGGAAATATATTTCCCAGCAAATTCTCCAGCGTAAGTACTTGTAATTGATAAACTCATTTTATTAGTTATTTAATTTGTTAAAAATTCTATTGATTGTATTATTTTTACCTTTTTGAGAGTAAAGGTTTAACTCTTTTTTACTTGTTTCGTTTTCTGGATTGTGAGATATTCCCTCTACTTCGTCAACAGATAATTCAACAGATACTTCTTCTTCTACTTTTACTTCAACTTTTGCAAGTTTTAGTTCGTTGATCTCATTTCTTAATTTTTCAATTTCAGAAAAGAAAGTTTCTTTACTTATAGACTCAACAACTTTTTTAGGTGTTGCAGTTTCAGATAAATCTTCTTCAACAACTTCTTCTTCTACTGGTGCTTCTTCTTCTTCTGCTGGTGCTTCTTCTTCTGCTCCAGCTTCTTTGATTTCTCCAATTACTCCTTCTTCTGCAACTACGATAGTAGAACCATCTTCAACTTGATATTCTCCAACTGGTACTGCAACTCTTTCTTCATCTGCAACGACAAAGATTTCTGCACCAACTTCAAATACTTCTGCTTCTACA